TTACTGACGATAGCTCGATGGGGTCCGCCTCTCCCTGTGAAATGTACAACGATTTTTTTGGACAGCAAGAGGGCGTTTTTAAGCGAGCCTTCAGTACAATTACTCTTTTTGAAGCTATGGTTGATGACTCAAGTCCTTCTTACTGGGGAAGTAGCGATGATGTTGTTGGAGAGTGTCATGCAGACTCTGCCTTTACGGACTCAAGAGTTTACTTCGACAATAAGCAAAGTTTAGCGTCTGTTAAGCTAACTGTGAACTCTGACGATAGACATGACGGAACTGCTGGTAGCGGAGCTGTCATAAGACCAACTGCTGGGTCAGGACATAATCTTGGGATTATAGACGTTAATATAGACAATTTTATTGTGGAGTGGCTTGATTTCGATTTAGGTAGCCTAGACTCAGCAAACACCAATACAGCTATTCGACTAGCAGGAACTAATGATGATAATATTGTAAGGAACAATCTTATCCATGATAAGGGTGGAAATCCGGGTAGCGTTGGCCCTTTCATAATTAGTGTAACAGGTGCGGGAGCCTCCGGTGATACTTTAAGTATACTTAATAATATTATATATAGTATAGTAGAGACGAACAATGACAGTGCAGCTGCTGTAAGTGTATACCTTTGGGCTGGAACTGTCAATATGTACAATAACACCGTTTATAATGTAGTTTCTAACGGGAGTAGCAAGGCATCTTGGGGTTTTGTTTATCGCAATGTTTCTTCTTCTGTAGTTAATTTAAAGAACAACATATCTTCTGGCATGACTGTAACTGGGACGGTAGCGACTTATGCGAGAGCGTATCAAGACTTCGCAGCAGGAGGCAGCACTCTAAACTCAGACTACAATTTATCAGACGACACAACTACTGGAGCCGCATATAAAGCTACCGGAGCAAACTCTCTAATAGATAAAAGCTTGGCTCAGATAGATTTTGTTTCTACGACTGGAGGTTCTGAGGACTTGCATTTAGATACAAGTTCGGTATGTCTAGAAACGGGAGTTGACTTAGGGACTACAAATGAAGTTAACATAGATATAGATGGTGTTGATAGAGATGCTACGGGCGTCACTTGGGACATGGGTGCAGATCAAGCTAGCACAGCAGGTACCGCTTTGGCCGGTGCGGCATTTCTAGCATTTGTCACAGACTAGGAGAGAAAATGGAAATTATATTAAAAGTAAATGATGGACCTTCTTCTACGTCTTATAAGGATGGAGATATAATACAGGCCTTTTCTATGCAGGGAATATATGCCTGCCACGCCCAACACAAATGTCATGTAAATAATTTTGGATTAACCACGGACGGCTCAAGGTCTGCCGACCCGCTGCTGATTAAGTTTTTAGAGAAGACTAAGACTTATAAGTTCGAGAGAGTCAATTCTAATGATGTACTAAGAACCAATCTGGTTACAGATGAGCAAAAAACCATAAACACAAACATGGATGCCGATGGAGAACGTATAGATGTTTATCAGTATGTTTCAAGACGGTTAAAAAACAAAAACCATTTGATATTTAGATCTAATGGACTAGAGTATTGGTATGGAAAAGAAAGGTCTGACGTAGATATTGATTCGGTGTGGGAAGATATAGAAACACATACAAATTTCTTGCAGTCAGATCACATCCATTTTCCACTTAGCGATATTGAAAAAAGAGCGTTCTTACCTATGAGTTGCTGCACTCATGGCCATGAACATGATCATACAGATCTTCCTGCTCACAACGCCTGCTTGGACTGTACTTGTGGGTGTGACACATCTGAATGTAGTAATGATTTCATATCTGAAAGACTTTCGCCTATTTTCATTATTCACGACGAAGGAGCAGATGAAGAATACAATGAGATTACATATAAAAGAAAATACCAAGTTCCATACTGGGATCTTGCTTCAATTCTATCTCTAGATGTAGACAACATAAGAAACACCAACAAGGAAGTTGATTTGAGGAAACCTCTACAAGAAAGATCGGCGGCAGATCTATTGACTGTAGACAAAATAGCGGCAGGGGTGGCAAGTTGATACTTCAAGAATTATGTCCGCAGAACACACTCTTATACAACAATAATTAGAAATATTTTATATTATAGCTGTCAACTGTGTATAGTTACTAAGGAGGCGCTCTATGGCATTTGTAGAACAAGTACATGTTAATGATATAGGTACTATTTTTCGTGTAACCGTGTATGACACTACGTCTACAGGTGGAACTACCGTTGCAGACATAAGTTCAGCATCAACAAAAACATTTACATTCAAAAGACCCGATGGAACCACCTTCGATAGGACGGCTGTTTTTACTGTAGCCGGAGCCGATGGTGATATTCAATACGTTTCGGTAGACGGTGATTTAGACGTTTCCGGAACATGGAACTTACAAGCCTATGTAGCGACTCCTGCCGGGAATTGGAATACGAGCGTTGGAACTTTTAAAGTACATGAGAATTTATAAAGCAGGTGAACCATGCCTTGGAAAATAGACTTAGTTTTAATGCTTAGATCGCTAATTGGCGACCTAGATAATGCAAAATTTACAGACGAAAGACTGAAGCAGATTTTGGTTTTTGGTGCCTATAACGTTATTAATGATGCCGACTTTAGCACTACTTATACGGTGGATGTTGCGTCGGTTTCTATTTCACCAGATCCAATTTCTGGAGATGATACAGACTTTAGTACGCTTACGGTGTACAAGTCGGCCTGTATACTTTTAGGTAGCGAGGTTAAGACAGAAGCTTCAAACGCTATCTCCATTAAGGATGGACCATCCTCAATTGATCTGCGGGGAGTGACACAAAACCTAAATATAATGTATCAAGACTTTTGTTCAAAATACGACAACTTATTAAAAACATATCAATATAATAACACTCTGGTTGGTCAAGCAGTTCTTGGCCCCTATAGTCCCGGAAGTATGATCTTGGGCGCAAACCAGTTTGGCTACCAACAACCTCGATAATTCTTTCGATTAGGAGAATAAAAAATGGCTGTATCACAAAAAATAGTAACCGGAAACGATCAACCCCAAGGTGGCGAGGGAGTTGTCTCCATTGCTGGAGCTAGAGGCCTAACCGCCGCAAACAAACTAAATGCCAACCATACGGTTAGTCCGTTTCCTCCTCTTCTACCCACCCAAATAGATATGTCTATTGCAAATATTGACGGCTTGCTGGATGGTAGATATAGCCTTCTTCAGGTTAATACAGCTAATTCCCCATCGGGTGTTTCACCGAGTATATAATGACTTAATCCATAGGAGTATATACGGTGGCTATCAATATTCCCAGTAGTGTTTTCACTACATACAATGAGGCGGTTTTACTCTTTACTAGAACCGCTACTTTGGTGTATCCCGAAAAGAGAGAACAGTGCCCTAATTGTTATATGAATACAATGGGTACTCGTAATAAGTCTGTCAGTTTTTATAAAACTGGAGGACCGTATCCGTTCGAGAGAGGGATGCCGTGCCCATATTGTAATGGCAAAGGGTATAAGGCCATAGAGGCTACTGAAGATATTACACTAAGAATTTACTGGGATAGAAGGGCTTGGGTTAAAATTGGAGCCGCTATTGATATTCCAGATGGCTCGATTCAAACCATAGCCTACATGACAGACCTCGCCAAAATAGAACAATGCAAATATATGATTCCAAATTATGATGGCATAGAGAAGTATGACAAGGGTAAGTACGAAAAAAGCGGAACGTCCTTTCCACAGGGGTTTAAACAAAACGAAACCAAGTACGTAGTAACCTTTTGGAACAGGACAGATGGCTAATAATATAAGTATAAAGGTGTTAGAATCCAACAGGGTTATTGTCGCTAAGATAAATAAGGCCCTAGCTAAAGATATAGATAAAAGATTCAAAAGTAAGGCTGGAGCCTTAAAGCTTAAACTGCAACCAATCATTTCTAGCGCACTATTTGATAGTCCCGAGATCACTTCTCTTAGGTCTGGAGTGCTGCGGTTTGATTTCGGGTTGACTGGTGATCCGGGACCACAGATAGTTAATGCTGTTGTGCAGAGCGTAGAGGTAAAAATAATTCCTGTAAAGGGGAACCAGAGCGGAATTAGTGGCGGCGTGCAGGTTAATATTCAGCCTTCAACCTATAGCAATTTATTATCTTTGCCCATAGCCCAGCAGGCGTTAGAGATAGAGGGTCGCGTTCCTTGGCTGGAATGGCTTTTGACTGCTGGCGACTCAATCATTATTGGTCATTATGGAGTTGAATATGGAGCTGGCCTAGGACGTAGTGGTGGAGCGCATATGGTTGGAATCAAAGACGCTCCCTTTGGGCCCTTTAAGGTTAATAGCGCATTTTCTGGAAACGTAAACGACAACTTCATAACCAGATCGATTAAGCGTTCTGAACCACAAATTAAAAACGCTATAACAGGAGTATTTGCGTAATGGTAGGTGGACCCCATACTAAATTAGCAAACCTAAGAAATGCACAGGACTCAACACTGTCTAACACTCTACTAGACAATTTTATAGCTATGTATGACTGGGGCTTATTAGACAGAGGGCAGTTCTACAACATCAATATACCAGAATCTGGAATATATGGCGGAGATAGACACAAGCTAAGAACCGCCCAAGACCCCAACTATACAGACGGTCAGGTGTGGGAGGGGTACAGGCAGAACTGGGTATGGGAAAGTGGAATTAGCGCCACTGACGAGCAGCCAATCACAATATCCGGCGTCTTTGTGGATGACACATTTTACGCAACCGGAAATGTCACAAAGCCGTTTTACATAGACCATCCAAACGGAAGGGTTGTTTTTGACACAGCTCTTACTACAACAAGTGCGGTACAGTTAGAATATAGTCATAAGTGGGTACAGGTTATTCCCGCTCAGGGCGTTCCGTGGTTCCGTCAGATTCAGCAGGGCTCTTTTAGAAACGAAGAAGGTTTTCAGGTGAGCAATTCTGGAAACTGGGTACAATTAGGACAGACGAGAGTGCAACTACCGGCAATCGCCATTGAGGTTGTTCCTGCTAAATCCTTGCAGCCCTACCAACTAGGCGGTGGTCAATGGGTTAATACCGACCTAGTTTTTTATATTATGAGCGAAAACCATTGGGAATGTACAAACCTTATGGACGCCATTCTATACCAAAACGATAGAAGTGTTCACCTGTTTGATCCTACCGCTGTGGCAATTTCTGGAGTGCTTCCCTTTAACTATCGCAATGAATTAAACGAGAACGCTATTCCGAGCGGACTATACCCTAATATGGTTGATAATTTCTTCTATAGAAGATGTTGGATTAACGAATCTCGTGGAAATGAGGTATCTCAACTGTCTCCAGAGCTATACATAGGAACAACACGATGCTCAACCCAAGTTAAAGCTATTTAATCATTTTTTGTGTATATAACTATGCCCTTACCAGAGAGCTAGAAAAAATAATAGGAGAATAATAATGGCAAGTAATAATCGCATATTTTACGCTGTGCAATCCGTGGCTATTACGCCTCGGGGTACAGACCCGATAACAGCTGCCCACATTGTACACGGCCTTCAAAGCGTCGGTATGAGTTCAACTTTTACGTTGGATCAAGTTTTTGAGATGGGTCAGATCGAAATTTATGAAAATATCGAAGAAGTTGCAGACATCGAGGTAACACTCGAAAAGGTTATCGACGGCTATAAGTTAATTTATGACTTGGCAACTAACGGTGAATGCAAAACCAGTATTGTAAGCGCTTCAAAGCAGCGATCAGACTGTTATTTAGCTGTCTTTGACGATGGTCAAGATCACGCTACTGGTGTTCCTCAAACCGTTTGTATGAACTCCGGTATGTATGTGAGCTCGGTTAGCTATAGCTATAGTATTGACGGTAGCGCTACGGAATCTGTTACTCTTGTTGGTAACGATAGATTCTGGAACACTTCAACAACCACAAAGAACCCAAGTGCGGTTTGGGCATCTAACCCCTCAACGAATATCGATGGTACAGACACACCTCTATCTGGTGTTGTTCGTCGTACAGACATTCTTTTGGGTGCTGGTGGCTCTACTCTTCCTTCTGAGGTTAACCTGAATGAAGGTAGCGACCCTATTGGAAACAGCTCTAACCGACACGTTCAAAGCATTAGTGTTAGTACTGACTTTGGCCAAGAGAATATCCAAGAACTTGGTCGATTTGGGCCATACTTTAGATTTGCAACCTTCCCGGTTGAAGTTACTGCTGAATTTGAAGTTGTTTCAGCTTCCGGTGACATGATTAGCGTTTCGGGAAGTGCTCCCAACCTTACGAATAGTACTATTATCATTAAAGATAACGCTGGTACTGTCCTCAATTTGGGAACTTCTAACAAGCTCTCGTCTGTATCCTACTCTGGTGGTGATACTGGTGGTGGAAATGCTACAGTTAGTTATTCGTACTCGAACTTTAACGTGCTTACCGTTAATGGTGGTAATACTCACGCTTAGTTCGTTTCGTAATTAGGAAATTAGGAAATTGGGATGGATGATGCTTTTTACGAAAAATCTTTATATAGAATATTACAAGGTCGTTTCAGATTGACTCTGGGCGATCTTGTTTTATTTATATATGAACCTACACCAGAACTCTTAGAAGAGTCTTGTGAGATATATGACGAAGCTTATAAAAAGGCATACTTTCGTGGTGTATATATCAAAAAAGAACTGACAGAAGTTTTGGTTAACAATGATTTATGGAGCCCCTTTGACGATAGTGAGGCAGATAAAATAGAGAAAGAGATGGAAGAGCTAAAGGTTGAGGCTTTCAAGTCCTTCTTTGACTCTAAAAAATTAAGAGGAATAAAGGCCGCTATAAGGGCTAAGGAGAGGAGTTTTATTGTGTGCAAGTCAAAAAAGATGACTCTTGATCATGTTTCATGTGAGGGCGTTGCGTCTTTTTCTAAAGCTATTTGGCTAATCTCTCAATGTGCAAAGTTCAAGGATGGATCTGATTACGACTGGGAAAAGTACCCCATATCAGCTCTTATGGAACATTATTCTTCTGAACAAATTTCCACAGAAACAATTAGGGCGATTGCAAGGCGAGACCCTTGGAGGTCCATGTGGAGACACGGTAAAGGCTCTGACACGCTAGGCAAGCCCTCGTGCCAATTTACCAGAGATCAGTTGTCTCTTTGTACATATTCAACCATGTATGACAACGTGCACGAGAGTATGGACTCCCCAAATGAAAAAGTGATTGAAGATGATGACTGTTTAGACGGATGGTTTATTGTCCAACAAAGAAAACGCGACAAAGACAAGAAGCAACAAGAGGTTGACAGCATGATAACAAATCCAAAAATAGCGAACTCTCAAGAGGTGTTTGTGGTGGCTAGGGATAATGAGGCCGCACAAGAGATATATGATCTTAACAATCCTCTGGCTCGGACTACAATACAAAATAGACAGAACACAATAGGTGGTGCTGATGGAGAAGTCAGCTTTACAAAATTCCATGATATTCGACAGGACATAGCTATGGAATCTCACAATGCGGCAAGAAACAAGATAAAAGGAGGGAAATAATGGCAGAGGAGTATAATAACTTTCTAAAAAGGTCTCTAGATTTAAAGTCTGCAAGAGAGGGAAGAGATAGAGATGTGTCGAGAGACAAACTTTTTAAGACTGCCAAAAAGAAGATACAAACGACAATGATAGGTTCTCTTTCTACGTTAGAAAGTGGTTTTGGTTTTTTATGGGGTCTTGATGTCGAAGAAGAAGATAGAACGCCAGAACAAAAAAAACTATACGAAATCTATGAAGAAGCTAGGGCGCAAATATTAGATAGGGGGAATACACAGATTAGAAGTTTAGAATCGGAATTTGTCAACTATGACATAGTTCGTAAGAAGCACTATATTAATTTACCAGTTCAGACAGGAGATAAAAATGACGGATGAAAATAATAAGGAAAGAATAATCGATGGTACTGACAAAGAAGGCAATGCTATCAAAACTCTTTTGAGACAGCCTACGCCCCAAGACTATCGTGATTCTCAGGTACAATACAATGAAGCATTTAGAAAAGCGCTAGACTCTGGAGCGTTGTTAAGGCAGAAGCTAACAGATTACATGAGAGAACAGGGTATCTGGGATGAAGAGAAGCAAAAAGAAAATGATAAATACATCGAGGATATTGGAGAAAGAGAAAAGGCGTTAAAGGGTGGTGGTATACGGCTTACAGACGCAAAAGCTGTCGCCCTTGAACTCCGTGATCTCAGGGTAGGTTTTAGAAGACTTCTTTCTGAAAAGAATGCTTTAGACACAAACTCCGCAGAAGGTCAGGCAGACAATTCTAGATTTTCTGAGCTTGTTCGCTTATGCATCGTAGACCCAGACACTAGACAGCCTCGTTTTCCTGACCAGCAGGCTTATGATGCTCAGGGTGATGAGCCTTGGGTTATTGAAGCTGCTTCTGAGTTGGCCAGTATGATATATGGGCTTGATCCAGATTATGACAAAAACTTAGAAGAGAACAAGTTTCTTAAAGAGTTTAACTTTGTAGACGACAAGTTGAGATTTGTAAATGATGATGGTCATTTAGTAGACATGGAGGGTAGACTCATCAATGAAGATGGTCGTTTTGTTGCCTATCGTACAGAAGAAGGTAAAGGAAAACAAGACCCAGAACAGCTTTACTTTGTAGATAGGGATGGTGAAGAAGTTGTTTTAGTTACTAGCGACGATGGTGAAGAAGAATGGGTAAAAATCTCACTTAAAGATAGAAAGCCGTTCTTAGACGACGAGAACAAACCCATTGAAGCTACTAAAAAAGCAGAAAGCAGTGAGGAAGAGTCAGTAGAAGAAGACACTTCTTCAGAAAAGCCTGTTACTGCCAAAAAAAGAAAAACAACTAAAGCCACGAATTAGCACAATATGTGTATTTTGTTGTGTGGAGGAAGTTTCTGGGGGAGGGGTCTATACTACTCCCCCTTTATCTTTATAGGGTGGAGAAAAGATGGCAACGTTTAATTTAACTGCGCAGTTAAACCTACAGGCGCCTTCAAATACGTCTCAGGTTGTTGGCGCCATACAAAAGCAATTATCCGGAATAACCGCTAATGTGAAGGTTAAAGGGGATGCTGGTGCTTTAGCTAAAATTAATAAGCAGTTGCAGAATGTTAATAAATCTGCCGATTCTTCATCTAGGTCTGTCGGAAACTTAAACCGAAACCTGTCCGAAGCCGCTCGTAGATTTAGCGTCATTACCGTGGCGACCGGAACCATGTTGGCGCTTGCTCGTTCTATTAAAAACGCTGTAGGTGAGGCTATTGCTTTTGAGAGAGAGATGATTAAGATTTCTCAAGTAACAGGCAAAACGGTTAGTGAATTAAGTGGCCTTAGTGCTGAGGTTACCAGACTTTCTGTATCTCTAGGTGCCTCGTCCTCCGACCTTTTGAACGTTTCTAGGGTTTTGGCTCAGGCTGGATTCAGTGCCCGAAAAACCAAACAGGCTCTTGAAATTCTTGCCCAGACCAGCTTGGGTGCTACGTTTGATAGTATTCAAGATACGACAGAAGGTGCCATTGCTGTATTAAGGCAGTTCGGAAACGAAGCAAGAAAGGTAGGCGGGGACATCAAGTTTCTTGAGCAAACAATGGATGCAATCAACTCTGTGTCTAAAAGTTTTGCCGTTGAATCTGGTGACTTAATTACTGTTATTCGTCGTGTCGGTGGTGTATTTTCGAGTGCGGGCGGTAACGTTAATGAGCTTATAGCCTTATTCACTTCTGTTCGTGCCACTACTCGTGAATCTGCTGAAACGATTGCAACTGGTTTAAGAACCATCTTTACACGTATTCAGCGTACCGACACTGTTGACCAGCTTGCCGAGCTAGGTATCCAGCTGCGCGACTCTCAGGGGCAGTTTGTAGGGGCTTACGAGGCGGTAAGGCTGCTGTCAGTAGGGTTAAGCGGTTTAGATCCCCGAGATTACAGATTCAGTGAGATTGTTGAATCTCTTGGTGGATTTCGCCAAGTCGGTAAGGTTATTCCTCTTATACGTCAATTCACTGTAGCTCAAGACGCGCTGAACGTAGCGCAGTCAGCTTCTGGGTCTGTGGCTAGAGATGCCGCTACTGCACAGCAGTCCCTACAGGTTCAGGCCTTTAAAGTAACGCAAGACTTTCAGGCTCTGATACGTACCTTGACAGACAGTTCCTCCTTCAGGTCTGTTGCTAAAGGGGCCTTAGAAATGGCTTCGGCATTTATCAAAATAGTTGAAGCTATACAACCACTTCTTCCACTCATTACAAGTCTAATAGCATTAAAAATTGGTTCAGCCTTGGCTCCCGGTTTGGGTGCCCTCACGGGAATAGGACCAAAGCGTAAGGCTGCCGGTGGACGAATCCACGCGTTTGCTGAGGGTGGTTTTGTTCCGGGTTCTGGCAATCGCGATACCGTTCCAGCAATGCTTTCGCCCGGAGAATTTGTTATCAAGAAAAGTAGTGCTAAAAAGATGGGTGCTGGCGCTCTTGAGGCAATGAATAACAATAGATTTGGGAAAGGCGGCCGGATGCAGCCAAAGGAAGTAAGAAAAATACTCGACAGACAAGGCGTGTCCTACGATCCTAATGCATTACGCGCTGACACCAAAGATCAAGCGTTACGATCCAAGCTATATAAAAAGGCCCAGATGCTAAAGGCTGGCCAAGGCAGACAAGACGATCAAAAACAGTATCCGGGAGGAGCTTTTAAAACCGTACCCGGTCAAGTAGGCGCTTTTGTTTTGCGTCCAGAAAAAGGGTCAGATGGTGGATTTAGCTTAAGCGGTGCGGACATACCGTTTGATCTTAACGGACAGGATGCCGCCTTGAAGGGCGGATCTAGTTTTAAAACTTATTTTCCGGATAGGGCAGATCTTAAAGAGAATCAAATGATTGCCAATTTGGTAACGGAGGGCGCGGAGACCGCATTAAAGTTAGGGGTCCTCTCCATTGGAGAGCGTGCTCTTAACTTTCTGGAAATCCCCGGCGGAATAAACCCAACTAATCAAGGGGGTCTTGAGGCCGGAGCAAACAAGCTCGCTGCGGATGCAGATGGCGCATTACGGACTATGGAAGGCTTTATTTTTGAAGGTTTGGTACAAGGCATAACCGGAGCTGAATTGGCCGGGGAAGGTGCGTCTTTTGATTTTCCAAATGTAAAAGGGGGAAGTGCAAAAAAATTAGAAGCGATGTTTGCAGGAAGTGGTGGTGCTGGAATAGACCAGCTAATAAAGGCGGACGCCAAAAGAGGTGTCGAGGCGGCGATGGGTAGAGGGGAAGGTTCATTAGCTCAAAAGACAATATCAGATATAAAGGCTGGAAATTTACAGGGCGTAAGGGACGTATCACAAGGTAAAATACTTACAGAAAAACAAATTGACTCAGCGATCGGCAAAAAGAAGGGGCCGCTTGCCCAAGTGCCCAAACCCTCGAAGAAGGCTGCTGGTGGTAAGATAGATTCTGTACCAGCCCTCCTTACTCCGGGTGAATATGTTGTTAATAAATCTTCTGCCCAAAGTATTGGTTATAG